CTAATATCATAAAACCTTCTAAAAACATTATGATGAATCATAATTAAATCACCTTGTTTTACAACTGTTTTATAAGCTAAAGGTATAGCAACTACTTTTGCTATATTATTAACAGATTTAAAACTTTCTAGCTTTGTGTTAATTATTAAGCTTTTGTCACCTAACTTAATTTTATTATTATATCGCTGACCATAAGGCTCAACAATAAAATCAAACAAGCTATTCATTAATATTCTAAATCATATTCAACGGATATTGCCATGTTAGAATTAAATTTCTTCCACGGCAATACCTCATTGTTTTTTTTGATAAAAATGTTATAAGAATTGTCTTTTTGTTCAGATATTATATGGGATATTACATGACCACCATAAACAGACTGACCAACAGAATAATGCATTGCATCGGTTTTGTAATCAGAACCGATACTGATTTTTCTGATAACTGACGACATTATTCTTCTTTTTTATCCTCTTCTTTTTCAATTGGTGTATATGTACCATCAGTTAAATTAATATTTACTGATCCATACTCTTCTTCAAGTTCTTTTTTAAACTCTTCAGTAGATTTATTAACCTCATGAAATTTCGCTAATACTGCGGTTTTTTGGACTTCTAAGATACCTGTTTCATTTAAAAGTTGATTTAACTCTTTTTGAAAGTCTTGAATCTTTTTTAATTGGTCTTCTTTGATTTTGTTTGGTTCACTCATTTTAATTTAATTTAATTATTTGCCTATTGATTTAAATTTTTCAGCCCCTCGAGAACCAAAATAGGCAACATAAACGGTTATCAAAAGGGATTTTAAAAGGTCTATCCATCCAGAATCAATTCCAAATGAAATATCAAACCCATCTAGTAATATAAAAACAACAAGAGATACTGTTAGGAATATTAAAGTCATAGGCCTTGTATTTTTACTTAGCCAACTATCTGATTTCATATCGCTGTCCCAACGTTTTGATATTTCTTGCATTTCTATTATATCTTGCTCTAATAATTTAAGAGCTGTTTCTTTGTCCTGAGGTGGTAGGTCTTGATCTTTGTCTATTAAGTTTTTAACCATACCTAGTGCACCTTTGTCAGGCAATATATCTCCTATTACATTTATAATACCGGATTTACCTAGAAGGAATTTTCCAACCTTCGTTTCTTTAAATTTTTTTTTAGGTTTTGACATATTGTTTATTTTTTATATACACTCCAAGCTTCTTTTTCCCAAGGAAGACTTTTAGCTCCTTCATTCATTTTAGATCTTGAGTAAACTTTACCTTTCCAATACACATTTTTATCGTCATAACTAAGATCACCTCTTTTCATTTGATCTATGTGTACCATTTCATGTTTAATAACTTCTTTACGTTCAATAGGGCTATTAACATCTTTATCAACTAAAATAGCTCCATTTTTATCAGCTTTACCAACTACACCGTCTTCTAATGGAACATTATAAACTGGAGTGTTGTCTATAGGGAAAGGTTGTTTTATTTTAAAAGCCATTAATTTTGTTTATAAGGAAACATTTTATTTAAAAAAGTTTTTCGGCCTTCACAGCCACAGGGTATATTTAAACCCTGTGATACTGTGTCAACCAACTTTTTAATACCAGTTGCTTTGGTTACTTTTTCAATACTGTCTCCTAAGCCTCTAGATTTCATTACGACCAAACAACGTCTGAAACTGTAATTCCTGTAGGAAGCTGTACTTTTGCTTTTACTCCTCCTGGATTAGCTGTTAATGCATAATTAATAGCATCTCTTACAGACGGAGTTGTACCTGTGCTTGTGTGAGTAATTGTACACTCATCAATTACACCTCCGTTAAATTTAATAATTGTTGATGTTCCTAGAGCTGCGTCAACACCTACGATGTTGTCTACTCCGATTAATACGTTCCCACCATTAAGGCCTGAGCCAGATGAATGAACTTCGATAAATTTTGCCATAACTTTGATTTTTGATTTTTGTTAATGATTGTTGTTAATGTATTTATGGGTGAGTTTTTTACAGACTCTACTGTTTATATTTCATTTTCATTGGCTCCTTCATTTTTAAAGGTTTTTTGCCATAAGCTTTTAAAGGAGGATTTTGCATTTGCATTGGATCTTTCATCTTCATAGGATCTTTCATCTTCATCGGATCCTTCATCTTCATCGGATCTTTCATTTTCATAGGCTCTTTCATTTTCATTGGATCTTTCATTTCAGGAGCAGCTTCTATTGCTTTCTTTAAATGATCTGGTAATTTGTGTTGATTACCTTTTAGTTGTTTATCTAAGGGACCTCTTTTTGAAGTTCCTGGTTTCATTTGAAAAGGTCCTTTTTTCATTTGAAACATACCTTTTTTCATAGTCATACCTGCTCTTTCGTCGACAGGCATGTCTTTCATTAAGTTCTTTTTTTCTTGTTTTGCTGATTCTGCCATTTTACTATATTTTTTTATTGGGTTTTTTAATTTTGATGCTGGTGTTTTAGAAGTTGGATCTGATAATTTTACTGTTGTGTGGTCTATATCTTGAAAAACTTTTGGAACTTTATAGCTTTTTAATTCTTCTAATTGTTGATTGAAATTATCTGTAAGCGCCTGCTGCCTTGCAATATAATCTGAATCTACAGCTGTATCTACAAGGTTTTGTTTGTGATCGGAACTACCAGGATTAGATTGTAAAAAAACTTTATCTAATCTTCTAATAAAGTTACCTACATCAGTACCTCTTTTTTCTTTGTACTCTTTTTCTTTATTATGATCTCTTGCTTTAAATCTAGTTTCTCTTAATTTTTCTCTTTTATCAATTCTTGAAGTTCTTCTGTTTTGTCTTTTAGCTATCCTTTCTTCTCTTGTTTTTTTAAACAACATGATTTTAAGATTTAGAATGTTTTGACATCCATGATCTGTCAGCAATATTATTTTCTAAATAATGTAATCTTGCTTTACCAGATAGATTTTTATTGTATGCTTCTTTAGCATCGTATTTTGCTTCTTTTTTTAAATTTTTATCCATTTTTTCTTTTTTTAATGGTTGTTTCATACCGAATATAGTATCTTTACC